AAGCAAAAATGGGTAGATATTGGTTCCAAGAAAAAGGATGGTTCATTCGCAAAATGTGGCCGTTCAAAACAAAAAGCAGATGCGAAACGAAAGTATCCGAAATGCGTCCCACTTGCAAAAGCCACACGGATGAGCGACTCGCAAAGGGCGAGTGCTGTCAGACGAAAAAGAGCAGCGAGTAATACTGGACCAAAACCAACAAACGTAAAAACTTTTGCAAAAAGAAAAAGTATGAGCATGGGTGGTTTGGCATGAGCAGTGTAAGAGCGTTTAGAATTCCTTTAAAATCCGTTCATAAAAATATAAATAAAAAAGGCCAACCAAATACTACAAGAGTTACAATGGCAAAAGGTGGAGACACTATGCCAAAAAGAAATAAAAAAAATTTTCGTCCCACTGAAAAGGGCGCAGGTATGACACAAGCCGGTGTCGCTGCCTATAGAAGAAAAAATCCCGGCTCTAAATTAAAAACAGCTGTTACTGGCAAAGTCAAGCCAGGATCTAAAGCTGCCAAAAGAAGAAAGAGTTACTGCGCAAGAAGTGCAGGACAAATGAAAAAATTTCCAAAGGCTGCTAAAGATCCTAATTCTAGACTACGTCAGGCTAGGAGAAGATGGAAATGTTAAAAGATGCAATATTACAAGCACTAGAAGATAGATATAATGCTCAAATATCAGAAGCTGAAGCAACATTAAAAATATATTTAGAAAAACCAGTTGCGATTGGTGAACACCCACAACATGTGGATGAAACGGATAAATTAATAGAAAAAATTGCTAACGCTGAAGAAAAATTAGAAGTATTGAAAGAATTTAAGGATGACTGAACCTAAAAAAGGAACGGGTAAACACCCAGGAAAAAAACATGGTAGAAGGCTTTACACTGATGAAAACCCACGCGACACTGTTAAGATTAAGTTCGCAACGCCAACGGATGCGAGGAAGACGGTGGCGAAAGTTAAAAAAATTAGTAAACCGTTTGCTAGAAAAATTCAAATTTTAACTGTTGGAGAACAGCGTGCCAAGGTTATGGGTAAAAGACAAGTCGCTGCAATATTTAAACAAGGCAAAAATGCCATAAGAAAGAAGGAGAAAAAAGATGGATGATTTAACTTTTGTAGAAAAGATAAAAAGAATTATTAAAATGAGACATGATGATGTGGTATCTGCGCTAGTCTCTGGTGGTGTTGACAACATGGAGAAATACCAGTATATGTTAGGTCAGATACGAACGTATCAATATTTAAATCAGGAAATATCCACCCTGCTAAATAAAAAGGAGCAAAATGAAAGTGAAGGAACAGTCATCAGTATCAAATCAAAAGATACACCTACCAAATAAAGAATTAGTTGGAGTTGAAAAACCCAAAGAATCTGGAAAGCTTCCAAAACCCACAGGTTGGAGAATTTTAGTTTTACCTTTTAAACAAAAAGAAAAAACTAAAGGTGGTTTAATATTAGCAGATGAAACAGTAGAACGATCACAAGTAGCATCGACTTGTGGTTTAATTTTAGATATGGGCCCACAATGTTACGATAAAGAAAGATACCCAGAAGGTCCCTGGTGCAAGAAAGGTGATTGGATTATCTTTGCAAGATATGCAGGATCACGAATTAAAATAGATGGGGGTGAGATAAGACTTCTCAATGATGATGAAGTTTTAGCAACCGTGGAAAACCCTGAAGATATATTCCACGAATTTTAACATAGATAAGGAGAAACTATGCCAGAAACAGAAGAAAAACAAAAAGAAACAGTTGATATAGATACTTCAGGTCCTGAAGTAGAAATCAAACTGCCAGAAGAAAAAATAAAAGAAGAGGACAAAACATATGAAGATGAACGTGAAACAAAGCTTGAAGACGGTGGTGTCGCCAATGATACATCTGAGAAACCTGTGGAGCAGCCTGCTGTTCAAGGGAGTGATAAGCAAGAAAGTAACAGTCAAGAAGTTGAAGACTATTCTGAAGGAGTTAAGAAAAGAATAGCTAAGCTCACTAAAAAAATGCGTGAAGCTGAAAGACAAAAAGACGAAGCTTTACGATATGCTGAAAGTGTTAGAAAAGAACGAGATCAATTTAAAACTCAAGCTACATCTTTAGATAAAAATTATGCAACAGAAATGGAAGGCAGGATCGCGTCTTCTCTTGCTGCAGCTCAAGCTAAACTAGCCGCTGCCAGAGACTCACAAGATTCTAAAGCAGAGGTCGAAGCTTTAACAGCTATCTCCCAACTTGGTTATGAACAAGGAAAGTTAGCAGAATTAAAAACTGCTCAACAAATGGAAGAAACTGCTTTAAAAGATAAGCCTCAAGCCCAAGCCATAGCACAACCAAAAAGAGCTGCCGCGCCAGATCCTAAAGCGGAAGCGTGGGCAGAGAGAAATGATTGGTTTGGTAAAGATAACGCAATGACATATACAGCGTTTGATTTACATAGAAAACTTACAGAGGAAGAAGGATTTGATCCTAAATCAGATGATTATTATGCGGAGATTGACAAGAGAATAAAGCTTGAATTCCCACATAAGTTTGATACAACTGTAGAAAAACAGACTAGTAAACCTACACAGAACGTTGCCTCTGCAACGCGTAGTTCAAAGACTGGTCGCAAAAGTGTGAGACTCACATCTTCTCAAGTAGCAATTGCTAAAAAATTAGGTGTGCCATTAGAAGAGTATGCGAAACAACTTATGAACACGAAGGAGGTATAGGCATATGGAAAACAAGAAACCAACTCGTGCGAGTCAAACTAAGAAAAGTGATTCTACAAAAGTACAATCACAAGCTAAAGCGGTTAAGCCAAAAGCAAGACCAAAAGTTTGGGCTCCACCATCGTACTTAGATACGCCCAACGCGCCAGACGGATTCAGACACAGATGGGTCAGGGTAGAAATCCTAGGGTTCGTAGACACTAAAAACGTACAAGGTCGATTAAGATCTGGTTACGAATTAGTTAGAGCTGACGAATATCCTGAAGAAGACTTCCCAGTAGTCCAAGACGGCAAATACGCAGGGGTGATCGGGCACGGAGGCCTAGTGCTGACTAGGGTACCAGAAGAGATCGCGAGACAGCGTACTGAATATTATATGAATCAGGCGCAGGACCAAATGACGGCAATCGATAACGATCTACTGAAGGAACAGCATAAGAGTATGCCTATCGATGTAGACAGGCAATCTCGTACGACCTTCGGTGGCAAGAAAAGTTAATTTTTTAACAATTCAAACCCAGCGATAAAAATAACCCGTACTGGAGGCCCGCAAGGGCAGGTACATAAGGAGAAAACAATATGGCTAACGCGTCAACTACTGGGTTTGGTTTTAGACCCATTAAAAAAGTCGGTCAGGATTACAACAATGCAGGACTTTCTGAGTACAGCATTGCGGCTTCTTCAGCGTTAATTTCGCACTCAGCAATGGTGCAATTAACTGCAGACGGAGTAATACTTTCTTCAGGAAACACAGATGAAAATAATCTGGGTGTACTGAATGGAGTGTTTTTCACTGACGCTACGACTAGTAAACCAACATTCGCTAACTTTTTAGCTGCAAGTAATACTGCAACTGATATTGTTGGCTTTGTTAACGACGATCCTAAGCAAATGTATGAAATCATGTCTGCGGACACTTCCTTCGACCAAAATGAAGTTGGTGAATGTGCTGATCAAGTATTTGCAAATGGAGCGTCACCGTTGTTTATTTCGAGATCAAAAATTTCGGCTACAACAGCAGCGGCAATTGCACAATTAAAAATCCTAGGTGTTTCTAGAGATCCTGATCATTCAGATACTACTGCTGAGGGCTTTGCTCTTAGAGTTATGATTTGTCAGCATATCTTAGGAAACAACGTGGCAGGTATATAAGGAGGTTATAAACTATGGCTATATCACGTAATCAACTAGTTAAAGAACTAGAGCCGGGTTTGAACGCCTTGTTCGGCCTGGAATATAAACAGTATGAGCAGGAACACACTGCTATATACACAACAGAGTCATCTGACAGAGCTTTTGAAGAAGAAGTTATGTTATCAGGTTTTGCTCAAGCATCAGTTAAACCAGAAGGTTCAGCTGTTAAGTTTGATCAAGCTCAAGAGACTTTCACAGCTAGATACACTAACGAGACAATTGCTCTTGCTTTTGCTATCACTGAGGAAGCTATTGAAGACAACTTGTATGACAGACTTGCTTCTAGATACACAAAAGCTTTAGCAAGATCTATGGCTCAAACAAAACAAGTTAAAGCAGCGGCACCACTAAACAATGGTTTACCTGGTGGAACTTTCACTTCAGGTGACGGTGTAACGCTATTTAACACAGCGCACCCAACTGTTGCTGGTACATTCAGTAACACATTGGCAGTTGCAGCGGATTTAAACGAAACATCTTTAGAGCAATCAATGATTGACATTGCAGCTCTTACAGATGAAAGAGGTTTAAAAATCGCAGCAAAAGCGACTAGCATGGTAATACCATCTGCACTACAATTTACTGCTGACAGACTTATGAATTCTGCTGGTAGAGTTGGAACTGCTGATAACGATATCAATGCAATCAGAAACATGGGAATGATTCCTGGAGGATATTCAGTGAACCACTTCTTAACTGATACTGATGCGTTCTATCTAATCA